GGCGTGCAATTTGGACAGAACTTCATTCCATCATTCATTGCGAGTTGCATCTGAATATCTGATTCTTGTGGATTAAACTGGTCGCCCAATTGATCTGTATATTCAGGAGGAATTGGCTGTGAGCAGATAGAACAAAGCTCAGCTTCTACTTCCTCTTCTACGTCATCGTATTTGAGCTTCTCGTAAGTTCCATATTCATTGCCATAGCTCGTCGTATTATAGCAATAAACTGCACCTTCTGTGCAATAGATGTAAAGCGCGTGCAGCCATAGAAGTGGCGCGTTATTGTGCTTCTTGATTAAATCTATAATCTTGGAAGCTAACTTTGCAGTATTGATATCTTCTACATTTTCCGCATCATCTGGATATCCGGTAACTGTTGGAATATCGGTGCTGAGAGCTGCAATGATACTCTCAAGATACGCTTTATAGAAATTGAGACGCTTATCATAATACGCGCCATCAGAAATTCCATTCGGCTGCTGAGAACCAACCTGGTCAAACAACTGCCAGTCATGAGCAACTGCATCCCAATAGATATTTGAGAGACCATCCCAATAATACTTCTGCTTTTTCATGAGACGAATTTGTCTTTCTCTCGTCGCCTCATCCTCCTTATCAAAGTGATCACAAATGGCCTTTAGAGCCACCTGTAGATCATCCGGCAATTCGTCAATTTCCTGATAGTCGTTGCTCATTTGTCGAATGCCGTTTCTAGTTCTTCGATTGTGATGGTCTTATCTTCTCGATCCGAATTCTCAATATCTTTTTGTTTTGCAAGTGACTGAAGCTCAAGTGCAGTTCGTCTTGCTGAAACTGTACCAGACTGCTTCATTACATTCTGCCACTCAATCGGATCTGTATTACCTGACATTGAACTTGGCACTTGGTCTGAGATAGTCGCGCGCGACTCGGCAGCAGTTTCAAGAATCATACGCATTAGAAGTGCATTTTGCGCGCGCTCATCACGAATTATTTCTTTCAAAGTCGCGCAAGTTGGGCATTCTTTCTGGAAAAACATCAATGCCGCCTTGAATATCTTTGAACAGCTTGAAAAGTATCTTGCTCTTTTTCTGCAAGTCTTGCTTGCTTGTAAAAAAGAGTCATATCGATATTGCCATATGCTTGAGTCAAGTCGTCACGCTTTTTGGCAATCTTCATTTCACTCTGGGCATCTGAGAAAAAGGAATCTGCTGCATCAACCAGATAACGCACAGTGTCATAAGGATCATCGCCAGGGAATTCAGCCACGTCTTGTACGTGCGTTTTGTCATAAATGCAATTCTTAATAGCTTCTACCAGTTTTGGACAGCTCTTAAAAATCTGCGCTTTTGGTAAGTTTGTTTCTGTACTAGTCTCAACGGCGAATGATCGAAGATAGCTTTGATACTCTTCAATAGAACGATTACGCATAATCCAAGAAGCTTTCTCCGAATCAAACTCTTTTATCTCCTGAACTGGCACAAACTTTGGCTTCCATCTAAAATATTCATGAAGAAGCATCTTGCCTGCGATTCTTGAACCAGGTTGGTTGCTTGTTAGCTCAACTGATCTATCGAGTGCGCTACTCACCTGTTGAAGAATCGTATGCTCCTGTCCTCTATCTTGTCCTGCGCTCTTACACATTTTAACCACGCGCGGCTGATCTCTATCAAGATATGGACGAGCAAGTGCACACCATTCTTCAATCTTTGTTTTCTGAAACCACTGCTCACGATAAATGTAAATTCTCCTATCTGGTGATACGGCTGCATAGCAAATATAAGTCATTGCCGGTGGCGCATAGCCCCAATCTATTGAAACAATCTTCGGCCACCAACTTGGTATATCAAAATCATCAATGACGTGTATTGCATGTGGTGGTTCGCCAGGATAATGTCTATCTCTGAATTCTTCAAATACTTGACCGTCGTATGCGTCCCAATTGCCATATAGCTTTGCTTGCTTCTCTGCTTCTGGTAGTGATTCAAGCGACTTCAAATAATCATCAGTTACATATGGATTATCTTTAATCGTAGCGGGTATAAATATCCGCTTCAATTTATTTTCGTTTACTAATATCTTACCGCCTTCAGGATAAGGAGTAATGAATCGCTCTCTAACCCAACCGTGGCCGATGTTTCCAGGATTTGATGCACTTCGTACAATTGCTGGTAAATTGGAGTAACTTGGTACTCTAACTCGTTGCAGGGCGATATAGAGATATTGCCACTTGGTGAAACTCGTCAACTCATCAAATGCACAATATGAGATTTGCATTGAGTCATAGTTATGCACATCATCTTCGTTCTCACAATGTCCGAAGAACATGAGAGCGCCAGCGCCCATTGGGCTCTTGGCATGATTGCGATTAGGAAATTCCCAGACTTTTGAGTTCTTATTGAACGTGCCACCGAGTTGTCGATAGAAGTGATAAGAACGCGGAATAATTTCCTTTTCTAGTTCTTTATAAGTTCTCCGAAAATAGATTCCTTTGAAAAGCGGATTCTCGTGCAATCTATGCAAGATGGGATATGCAAGTAGCACATCGCTCTTTCCTGCCATCAATGCACCAGCATAAAAGCCCTCAAGAATCGAGAAAGGTAGCTCCAGAAATCTCGTCTGCTTAGGAGTTGGCTCCCAACGATTGAGTGGAGCATCCTTCTGCATTACTGCAATTTCTCCCAAGCATCTATAGCTGGAATTAGAAGCTTCGAGTCATAGTCATAAACATCTTGTGCATTAAACTCTCCGCCGAGATACATGCGCATTTTCGTACAAGATTGATGCTCGTAGCTCGTGCCTTCGGAGATAACTTGCAAAGCAACAGGAACTAGCTCAGACCAATCATAAGTTTCAATTCTGTCATTATACTTTCTGCAGCCATCAGATGAAAAGACCATCTTATCACGCGGATAGAATGGTCCATCATAATCATGATCCCACATTTTTCGATAAGAACTCGGTCGGTCAGGATTTTCAGGAAACTCTTCATCAAGATATGCCATTGATGACTTACCATGCCATGAAATCGTCGAATAGTCTCTTTTGTCTACGCCTCCCAGCTCAACGCCGGAAATCATATTCGGATACATGGATGGCTTATCTTCTTGGCGATTTGTTTGAATTGGTCCAACAAATCCAGCCGACCGAAATGCATCAAAGATTCTTGCATGCAGGGCCTTCTCTGGTAGCTCATTACCAGTTTCTAGTCCGCAAGTCAGGCCATCAGTCGCGCGTGAAAACTTTTCAGCAAAAGCCCAAATCCAATCACCTGGTTGTGCGAGTTCGCCCCAAATTGCATCTGAATCTCTATCTGACCAATAAATACCATTCACATTGTTTTGGAATGGTTGGAGAGATTGTGTTGGAACACCACTCTTACGAACTGACCAAGTGTAAAGTTCTAGTACTGAGAAGATTGGGAGAATCCCGCGCGCGTTTGCCTCTTCAGTTATTGCTCGAAGTCGATTGAAATACTCATGATTCCAATTGTACATGTCAAATCGACCATCGAGATTCTTAAAGCAGGGGAAATATCCATTAACAACTCCTGGATAATCAATTCCCGTGCTCCAGGCATTCCAACAAGTAATTCTCGTGTGTCTGCACTTGAAATGCTGAATAGCTGCAAGGAAAGACGAGTAATCTATTGTGTTGCAGAGAAGGCTGTATTCGCTACAACCAACTCCCCTGATAACTTTATCTACTGGGCCTCCAGGAATTACTGAAGAACCACCAAGCAGATGATCTTCTCGCTTCTCGTTTGGATCTACAAGATAAACCATCTTCACATCAAATGGATCAGCATTAGGCCATACATATGCCTCATCTAAACCACTCGCCCAAACGAAAGATTCATTTGCACCTGGTTCTGATGTATAAGGAACTTTTGATTCCTCACCATCACTATTGACTGACTTAATCCAGGCGCCATCATTTGATACATAGTGGTAGCGATCTGGCAGACCACCACCAGTATTTTGATAGAATCTCTTTGCTAGCAATTTCTCTGCAGGCATAACTCCACCAATCGCGCGCGGTTAGCTCACAACGAAAGTATATGTACTTCCGCTCTTCGTCGCTGTAATAGTCGTTGCAGCATTGATACTGACTCGATTGATATAACCACCGGAGTCAGTCATCGCGATTATATTATTGGGTTCGCCACAGGTGAATTCCACCTTAGAGACGTTTGAATAAACACCCGCGGTAACTGTGATTGCTGCGCCGGTAACACCTGTAACTGTGCAAGTAGCTGCCATGTGACGTCTCCTTTTGATCTGCCTTTGACCGAAGATAGTTTAATTACAACTCAACAGTGACTTGTTTTGGTAGAAGAATTAAAGTTGCAGTTGTGCCGCCGGTAGCTGAATTGATCTTACCACGTACGAACTGAGCAGAAGTCAGGAAATTTCCCTCAGTTCCTGCTGTGTCTGTACTTGTAACGACGGAGGTAAAACTCACGCCATTAATAGATATTTGAACAGAAATTGAAATAGCTCCCGGAGAACCAGTAAAAGTCGTTTGCCATTCAACCTGTGTTGCATTTGCTGGTAATGCAAATGTAGTTCCATCAAGTGGTGCAATTGCAATCGCATCTAGAACTGATCTTGGCAAACCTATTTGAAGTAATTCCATTTGCTTAGCTCTTTTGTCCGCAACTGGTCCGCATTTGGTCTGAGATAGTCACGACTTCAACCACTTGATAACTTCACCAACTGTGCTTAGCTCTGGTTGGATTCCAGCTTTTCTGGCAGCTAGATGATAAACATCTGTCAACTTATTGGCTTGCACAAGATTAAAGTCATGTGAATAAAACTCTTTATTGAGACCCACTTCACAGAAAGCATCGAATACAGCTTTCTCAACAGGATCTATGATTCGATCCTTCTGTGTGCGGAGAACTAACCAGACACCTAGCTTATTGAGATATGACTTCACTTCTTCAGCTCCGTGCGCGCTTGTTCGAGTCTCATAATTGATTCAATCTTGGCAGAAGCAAGTAAATCATCAATGATTTTTGATTCGTCAGGAAGAGCCGACTTAAGAAGATATGCAGAATTCTCCAACTGGTTCTGCTCTTGATTTACCATCTCAACAATCCGCAGAGCGCGCGCGAAGTTGGAGGATTTGGGAGCTGCTCTTTCAATTGCTGGTACTTCGGTATCAATTTGACCAAGAGAAACAGATGAGATTCTATAAGCTTTTTCCAAAGTCTCTATCCAATTGTTTTCACGCTTTTCAAGATCTTCATTACTTGGCGTCGGATAGTTCTGTTCAAATGTCTTTGTCAAGTTCTCAATAGTTTTGTGCTTCAATATATGACGAATTCTCATTGATTCGACAAGATCTGGCAAATCGGCAAAGTTAGTACTTCGCACCAGAATTCTTTCAATTGACCAATCACTTCTAGCCATTATTGATAATATCCAACTTGACCGTAGTAGTTGCCGCCTGCTGACGCCACCAATGGCTTAAAAGAAATCATGACGCCATATCTCGTCGCGGTTCCTGTCCATGAAAACGTGGGTGCATCAAACGTAGCAGTGGTTTGAATGTCTTCGCCCACCACGCCACCATAGTTCGTGCCTGTGGCACCATGAATATCCGCGATGATCGTCACATAAGCATCCACGCTATAACCCGATGTCGCATCACCAGTTCCCACCGCTGCAAGAACTAAGCAGTTGTCTTCTGTGGGCAGGATAGATCCAGCTACGGAATTCGTTCCTGGCGTTACCTGTGATTGACCACTAAATTGCTCAAACGGACTCGCCGCATTTCCGGTATATCCAAACGCGAAAATCGATCCATACGCAACGGCCGCTGAGAACGTATGTCCAGTTCCGACAGTGGGATTCACGCAATACAGAAACTTTCCCGTGGTGTTAAAACCTGCACCACCTGTCTGCGCCGTTGAAGCCGTCCACGTATTACCTTTTGAATCTGTAATGCCCTGCGCCGCGGTGTCTTGAGATACAAACACCACAATCAGCGTGCATCCACTACTATCCGTGCCAGTCGTTGTGTCAACTGCCGCTTCAACAAAGAGACGCGTGAAAGCCATTTAGGCACGCAGTCGGGTGAACAACTGATCGAGTGCGGCTTCTGCTGCTGTTCCAACAGTATTGCCAGCATCGCCTAGTGAATCAACCTTTCCAATAGCCACGAGAAGTTCATTCCGTGCGGCTTGCGCTTTGTCGAGTCCGTTGAAGCCGTATTTCGTGTTGACTTCGTTATAATGTGACACGTCCGTCCCATTCCCAGACAGCGTGGATTCGAATGTCGCGGCTTCTTGCAATAATGCATTTCGCGATGATTCGAACGTTCGCAATGCCGATGCCAGTCGTCCTCCAGCAGACGTATTTCCAGGCGGCCAGTGCAAATTAGTTAGTGCCATGTGCTACACCTTCTTTGTGATCCACTCGAACTCGACAGTTTGTAAGCCATCTTCGTCCGTCGTGAAATTGATGTCCTGATTGGGCGCTACAGGAATAAAGCAGTCAAACATGAAGCCTCGACCCACCGCCGCTTCTAGATAATACGGCCCAGCAATTACGCCCGATCCCGTGCTCTGGATATACAGCACTTGGGCCACAGCAGCGCCTGATGACAAACGCACCCGCGTAATCATCTTCCTTC